ACTTTTCGATAGTATTACTGAACAAATAGAAGATAAAATAACTGACCTTGCCAAAGCTATGTTCGGTGTTTATCCTTCTCAATATAAAGATAATTACTGTTATGTCGTTTATTCGTCTCCACATATACAAGGAATAAAATGAAATCTTTTACAGGAACATTTCTAAAGAAAGACGGAAGTTCAAGAACTATGAGCTTTGTTAAGGTAAGTGACTTGCCAGAAGCGTTCTTTCAAGGTAAGGTAAAGGGGACAGGGAAGCCAAGAACTCTGGCTGAAGGGTCCGAAATGGTTTATGATTTAGATGCTAAGGAATTTCGTATCTTTAATCATAATACGGTCGTCGGTAACATTATTGAAATGGAACTTGACGATGATTTGCTAGTAGGTTAGAATGATAACATGGCGGTAAACAAAATTCTTTTAGATACTTTTTGGTTTAACAACTATTTATAGTAGGAGAATAAAATGACTACTAAAATAGAAACTCAAAAAAAATATAGAGATAATAACAGAGAAAAAATAAAAGAAAGAGCAAGAGAACACTATCATAAAAACAAAGAAGCAATCTCACAAACAAGAAAAAATAACAGAAGTTCTGAGAACGAAAGAAGTAAAACCTGGAGAATAAACAATCCAGAAAAAGTTCAAGAAAATAATCTCAAAAAATTTGGTATTTCTCTTGAAGATTATAAGCAACTTTGTGAAAAACAAAATAATAAATGTGCAATTTGTAATACTGATAGAGTTGAATTAAGTAGAAACTTGTGTGTAGACCACGATCATGTTACACTAAAAGTGAGAGGTTTGTTGTGTGATACTTGCAATAGATCGCTTGGATTATTAAAAGATAATATAGAAATATTAAGATCGGCAATTAAGTATCTTGAAAGCAATTTGGCAACAGGAGAGATTTGTCCTGTTGAACTTACAAACATAAAGGAGTAATAAAATGGCTATTGATATGAGTAAAATGAAGAGCAAGCTTGAGAAACTTTCCAATAATGGAAAAGAAAACTCTTCAACATCTGTTAAGTGGAAAATGGAGGAAGGACAACATTCAGTCCGTATTGTGCCAACAGAAGATGGAGATCCATTTAAGGAACTATATTTCCACTACAAAGTTGGAGGCAAAACTGTTTTGTGTCCAAAGCGTAACTTCAACGATGAATGCCCTGTCTGTAACTTCGCTTCACAACTTTGGAAGGAAGGAACTGCTAATGAAGATAAGTCAAGCCAGAAAATGGCTAAGGAACTCTTCCCCAAGCAACGTTTTATGTCTCCTGTTCTAGTCCGTGGTGAGGAGGCTAAGGGTGTTCAAGTATGGGAATATGGTAAGCGTGCCTATGAGACGATGATTGGTCTTGTTCTCAATCCAGAATATGGAGACATTACAGATCCACAAGATGGTCTTGACCTTGTAATTGATTATTCTAAGCCACCAGCAGGAGCTAAGGATCAATTCCCAGAGACAAAGATTACTCCTCGTCGTAAATCCTCTCCACTTTGTTCTCCAGAATACGGTGGTCCAGCAAAGTGTAAAGAAATGCTCGATACTATTCCAGATTTCTCCAAGCTTTATCCTCGTCAAACCACACAAGAAGTCCAAAAGGTTCTTGATGCCGCACTTGCTACTGATGAAAGTGCAGAGGAAGAGTCGAAAGAGGTAGTTCGCGAAGGTAAAGCCAAGAAAGTAAAAGGCGCAGAAGCAGTAGATTCCGCATTTGAAGAATTTGCCAGCTAATATATACTAACTAAGCGGGTATATCTTTCGGGGTATACCCGCTTTTTTCATAAACAAAGGAAACAAAATGGCTAGAAAATCTACAACTCAAACAACGACAAATGGTAAGTTATCAATAGCTCAATTAAGAGAATCAATTAATAAAAGAGCAGGGGTAGAAGTATCTTTTGATCTTCTAGAACAAAACCCCTCCGAAGTAGTTGAATGGATTCCAACAGGATCAGATGTTTTGGATTCAATTATTTGTAGAGGTAAAAAAGCTGGTATACCTGTTGGACGAATTACAGAATTAGCTGGTGTTGAAGCATCCGGTAAATCTTACTTTGCCGCACAAATAGCAGCTAACGCACAAAAAATGGGAATGACGGTAGTATATTTTGATTCGGAGTCAGCATTAGATCCTGCCTTTCTTTCAAAAGCAGGTTGTAATGTTGGAGAAATCATTTATACTCAAGCTATGAACATAGAGTTTGTTCTTGAAACTATCGAACAACTTCTTGGAGAAGGAGAACATTTCTTATTTATTCTTGACTCATTTGCTTTTACTCCTTCACTTGCCGATCTTGAAGGAGATTTTAATCCACAATCTTCTATGGCTGTAAAACCAAGAATTATGGCTAAGGGTCTTGCTAAACTTATTCAACCAATCGCAAATAAGAAAAGTTCATTTCTTGTTCTTAATCAATTAAAACAAAATATCGTAATGGGACCAACTGCTCATGTAGAAATGATGGTAAATCCATACATTACTCCAGGTGGAAAAGCATTATCTTATTCATATTCTCTTAGAATTTGGCTTACACCTAAGAAAAGCAAAGCAAGTTTTGTTGTGTCTCCAACAGGTTTTCGTATTGGATCAGAAACCAAATGCGTGTTAAAGAAATCAAGGTTCGGTACAGAAGGAAGAGAATGTTCGCTTAAACTTTTGTGGGGTGGAGAAAAGATTGAAGTATCTGATCATGAAGCATGGCTCGATATTCTTTCTAAATCCGACAGAGCTACAAGTGGTGCATGGTGGAAAATTACTCTTCTTGATGGAACTACCAAACAATTTAGATCAGCAGAATTTTCTAACGAACTTCAAAACCAAGATTTTAGAAATGCTGTTTTAAGTATTGTAGAAGAAGAACTTATTACTAAATTTGATAAACAAACGGGTAATGCTTCCAACTATTATAATATAGAAACAGAAGATTAAAACAAAGGCTCTCTAAGGGTTGACGCTCTTAGGGAGCCTTGTTACTATCATGGTGTTGGAGAGAAGAACATCATGGAGTCGGACCCGAAGTTGTCTAAGAAGAAGCAGCGGTTTATTGACCTTGCCGCACGAATCGCACAGCAGACCGAGTTTAAGGAATATAAGCATGGTGCTATTCTAGTTCGTGCTGGAGCCGTTCTAAATACCTCCTGTAACAAGAATAAGTATAAGGCATGGGCTAATCAGTTTCGTAAGAAGCAGCGTGGTCATGCTACTGTTCATGCAGAGATTGGTGCTATTCTTGGTCTTGACCGTTCTATGACTGAGGGTGCTACCATTTATGTTGTTCGCGTTGGAAAGTGCGGTGATTTGAAGAATTCTAAGCCTTGTCCTATGTGCGAAGCTGCTATGCAGTATGTGGGTATCAAGAAGGTTGTTTATTCCTCCGAAGATGGTAAGATTGAAACCATGAGGATTTATAATGAGTGAGAATAAAATTAGTTATCGTGTTCCTAATCAACCCTATATTGACTACAATAATCCTTGGGAAAGAGCCAAAGAGGGTTGTTGGATAATTAGAAAGAAGAATGGGACAACTTCTACTCGCCGTCTTACAGAAGAAGAAATGGTAGAAGGATTAGAACAAGTTCATTATGCTATGGCTGTTAGTTGTGATATAATGATGAACAAGATGTTAGATCTTCAAAATAGTGGTCGCTCTTTATCTATTAGTGATATTGTTATTGAAACTATTGATGCTGTTGGAAGCGAAATCAAAAGGAGAAAAAATGAATCAAACGTGGGAAACTGAAATTACCAACAAGTATCCAAAGACCTTCGCTCGTCTTTCTTACTTTGAGTGTTCTGGTGGTTGGAAAGACCTTATTGCTGAAATTGCAGAGGTTAGTGAAAAGTATAATAATACCCAGCAAAATAGCGATTATCACATTACGGCAGCACAAGTTAAGGAAAAGTTCGGAGGGCTTAGATTTTATATCGATAGCGGCGAGGAATGTTCACAAGAAGTTTATCTGGAAATCTCCAACCTTATTGCCGAAGTAGAAAATAGGTCTTATAAAACTTGTGAGGTTTGTGGAGAGCCAGCTATTAAAAGGAAAGAAAGGTCTTGGGTCAAAACTCTGTGCGATAAACATGCTTAATGTGGGTGATTTAGTATGGGTTAATAAGTTTAGTCCATCATTTAGTTCACACCTATTTGCGGATACTCCAATAGGGCAACAAACCTTATTTAGAGAGTATTCGCTTTTAGGTATTGTTATGCAAATTTATCCAGACATTTATTGCGTTTATATTACCGAAACCCAAAGTTACAAATATTTATATAAGGAGGATGTTATTAAATGCCGAGATTAATGATTGTAGATGCTCTTAATATGTTTATTAGAGCTTACATTACAAATCCTACTTTATCTCCAAACGGACAACCAGTTGGAGGCGTAGTTGGCACGATCAATATTCTTCAAAAGCTTATTAAACAAACTCAACCAGATCAAATTATTATTTGTTGGGATGGTGAGAATGGTTCCAAAAAGCGGAAGAGTATGAATTCTAATTACAAAGAAGGTCGTAATCCTATTCGTCTTAATCGTGATGTAAGAAATCTAGACGAGAACCAAGAACTTGAGAATAAGATTTGGCAACAAACAAGGTTAGCTGAGTATTTTAACAATCTACCAATCATTCAATTTATGTATCCAAACATCGAAGCAGATGATTTAATTTCTTATGTTGCTACTCATTCTCATTATAGAGATTGGCAGAAAGTAATTGTATCCTCAGACAAAGATTTTATACAACTTGTTAATGATAAAACAATTCTATTTAGACCAATTCAAGAGCAAATTTTAACTACCAAGAAGATACTAACAGAATTTGGTGTTCATCCAAATAACTTTGCTTTGGCTAGGGCTGTTGCTGGTGATACATCCGACAACCTTAAAGGAGTTGGAGGAGTAGGAATGAAAACACTTTCCAAACGTGTTCCGCTTCTTCAACTAAGTGAATTCTGCACGATAGATAAACTTGTTGAGTATTGCTCTAACCAAGATCAAAAGATTAAATGCTTTACCTCAATCGCATCAAACCGTGAGGCGATTAGCGACAACTATCGCATCATGCAGTTAGCTTCTCCTCAAGTTTCATATCAAGTTAAAAGTCATATGAATGAAACGTTAGATACTTTTGAACCATTATTAAATCAATTAGAATATAAAAAAATGTCTATTCAAGATGGTTTTGGAACTGTAGATCATTCACTACTTATGACAACTATGAAGAGATTTGTCGCAAATGGAACTATATAATGTATGAACCAAAAATTAATATTAGAGAACTGGCGTAAATTTCTTAAAGAAGAAGTTGATGAAATTACAAAGTTACAACAACAAACTTCACAAGAAATGACAAGTAATACAACAACCAAACCACAACCAACTGAAGAAGAAAAAACAGAGGCTACTAAAGAAACTATTATAGGCTCTGTTGAACATTCTTTATTTAATGCTGTTGCTACTGCTAAGAAAAATGGAATTAGTCCATCACAAATTAAAGTTGATTTACAAAAATCTTTAAACGATTTAGTTAAAGAAGAACAAACACAATATAAACCAGAAGAAGGTTCTACAAAAGGTGTTTATAATGCAGAAGTAACTGGTGGTATTCATACTTATGAAGACCTAAACAAAGTAATTAAAAACGCAATTGATAGTAAGAAATGGGATGTTTTAAAAAAAGTTGGTATTGATATAGGGAGTGCTGGTCTAAAAACTGCATATGATTTGTTTAAATATATTGGTAAACTACCAGATGATAAAAAAACAGGAACATTCTTAGATAAAATTAATATTGATGATAATTTTTCTGCTATTGTTGATGATAAAATAGAGAATCAATTTCTAAATGAATTAGCAAAAGCTTTTGCTACTAAAACTGGTCCTTTACCAAATGATTTTAATATCAATAAAGAGTTGCAAACTTATATATCGAATAAATATAATAAAAGAACAGTTGCAACATTACAAGAAGCAAAGAAAAAAAAGAAAAGTGGTGATCGTTGCACAAGAATAGCAAAACGTAAATATGATGTTTGGCCCTCTGCTTATGCTTCTGGAGCCGTTGTAAAGTGTCGTCAAGGAAAGATTTGGAAAGGCGTAAGCGAAAATGCCTCCAATCAAGAAATTGACGACGCTTTATTATTAGAAGAAATAGAAGTAGTAGAAGAAGAATGGTCAGAGAAGTATAAGCGTTCTATTGATTGTAAAAATCCAAAAGGTTTCTCACAAAAAGCTCACTGTCAAGGTAAGAAGAAGAATGAAGATATTGACCTTGGAGAAGTGGAAATTTTAGAAGAAGCAAAAAAAAAAGCTTATAAACCAAACTTCTCAAAAGAAAAAGAACAAGGTCTTCACGGATGGTTTGCAAGAAATGATGGAAAAGGTTGGGTAAATTGTAGAACTGGTGGTCCTTGTGGAAGAGATAGTGCTGATAAAGGTGGCAAATACCCAGCTTGCAGACCAACAAAAGCACAGTGTAAATCTGCTGGTAAAGGACCATTAAGAAAAAAGAAATCTTCTTCTCCAATATCGTGGACAAAAAAGAAAAAGGACTAATTATAATATGACTAAATTTTCATCATTTAAAGATTTTCAAGTATTAACTGAAAATTTTAAGAATTTTATTGAAACCGAAGAAACTGAGTATGACGATGCTCATTTAGATGATGGAACACTTGTTTGTGGCGGTTGTCTTCAAGAGTTGTTAGAGAATGATAGAGCCGTTATCCAAGAGGCTAAGTATCAAGGTAAAACAGTCACGCTTAATAAGCCCATGAAAGGTGATGTTAAGAAATCAAAAGTTTACGTAAAGAATGAGAAAGGTAATGTTGTAAAAGTTAATTTTGGTGATAAAAACATGAAAATTAAAAAGAGCATTCCAGCAAGACGTAAATCATTTAGAGCAAGACATAACTGTGAGAATCCCGGTCCAAAGACCAAAGCTCGTTATTGGTCTTGTAAAGCTTGGTAGTTGACTTTCTACCCTAGCCGTATTACTCTATAACTTCCAAAAGGTGTCTTATGACAACAACAGAAAAGAGCGATTTTAGTCGTTTTGGCCGCGCTTTTCAAGAAAATCTGGTTCAACTGATTTTGCTTGATCGGCCTTTTAGTGATCAGATCCGTGAAGTATTTTCAACAGAATTTCTTGAACTTAAATATCTACAAGCTTTTGTAAATATTATCTTTAACTATAAAGATAAATACAAGATTCATCCTACCTTTGATATTATGACTACGCTTATTCGCACAGGTCTTGATGATCAAAACGAGACAGTGCAAAAGCAAGTTCGTGATTACTTTGCCCGTATTCACGATAAAGAACCAGACGGTGCTGATTTCGTTAAGGAAACCTCACTTGATTTCTGTAAAAAGCAGAAGCTAAAGGAAGCTATGTTGAAGTCCGTTAAACTTCTTCAAACTGCTTCTTTTGATGAAATTTCTAAAACTATTAACGAAGCTCTAAAACTTGGCACTACCTCCGATTTTGGTTACGATTATCTTGTTGACTTTGAGAAAAGATTTCAACTTAAATCTCGTAATCCTCTATCGATGGGGTGGGCTGAGATTGATGAAATCTGTAAGGGTGGTCTTGGCTCTGGTGAGCTTGGAGTTGTAATTGCTCCTACAGGTGCTGGTAAATCTATGGTTCTTGTACATCTTGGAACAGAAGCTATTCGTGCTGGCAAAACCGTAGTTCACTATACCCTAGAGCTTGCTGATTCTGTTGTAGCTTCACGTTATGATAGCTGCCTTACAGGTATTGAATTGAAGAATCTGTTTTCATTTAAGGAGCAGATTTTCCAATCGGTTCAAGAGCTTGCTGGAAAGCTGATTGTTAAGGAATATCCTACTAAATCTGCTTCTACAAATACTCTAAAACTTCATCTTGAAAAGCTAAAAATTAAGGGTATTAAACCAGATATGATCATCGTTGACTATGGTGATCTTCTTCGTCCTATTTCTAATCAAAAGGAGAAGAGACAGGAACTTGAAACTATTTATGAAGAGCTACGAGGATTAGCCCAAGAGAATACTTGCCCTGTTTGGACCGCATCACAAACAAATCGTTCTGGTCTAAACGCAGAAGTTATTACTATGGAAAGCATTAGCGAAGCATTTAATAAGTGTTTCGTAGCAGATTTTATTTTCTCTGTGTCACGAACTGTTGAAGATAAAACTACTAACTCTGGTCGTATCTTTGTAGCTAAAAACCGTAACGGTCCAGATGGGCTTGTCTATCCAATTTTCATGGATACTTCTAATGTCAAGATTAAAGTATTACCCTCGACAGGAGAGACACCATCGGATATAATGGTTAAAAGTTCAAAAGAGCAAGAAGATAACTTGAAGAAGAAGTATTCTAAATATAAGAAAAAGAAAACGGAGAACGAAGATGTATAGTAAGGAAGAAGTTAATTCTAATAGCGTTACTTATTTTAAGGGTGACGAATTAGCAGGTAACGTATTTACAACAAAATACGCTCTAAAGACAAAAGATGGTAAGTATTTGGAGTCAGATCCAGATCAAATGCACCAACGTATAGCCAAAGAATTTGCTCGTATTGAAGCAAAGTTTGGTGGTGAGACAGCATTAGATTACGATACAATTTATAATGATATTAAAAACTTTGGTTATATCGTTCCACAAGGTTCTCCTATGTATGGAATTGGTAATAACGAAACAGTAGCATCACTATCAAATTGTGTTGTAGTTGCTTCACCAGAAGATAATGTTTCATCAATTATGGATTCTGGTAAGTATCTTGCTAATTTGTTTAAACGTCGTTGTGGTGTTGGAGTAGATATTACCAACCTACGCCCAGAAGGTATGACTGTAAATAATTCAGCAGGTACTACAACAGGTGCTTGGTCGTTTGCTGACTTCTATTCATATGTTTGTCGTATGATTGGTCAAAATGGTCGTCGTGGTGCTCTTATGATTTCAATTGATGTAAGACACCCAGACGTATTTAAATTCGTTAAGATGAAGCATGACTTAACAAAGGTAACAGGTGCAAATGTCTCAATTAGAATCTCAGACGACTTTATGGAAGCTGTGGAGCAAGATCAAGATTTTGTTCTTAGATTTCCTGTTGATTCCAGCGTTCCTACTTACACTCAAACTATTAGAGCCAGAGAGTTATGGAAGGATATTGTTGATTCCGCGACGAAAACAGCAGAACCCGGACTCTTGATGTGGGGAAATATTGAGAAATTCCTACCAGCAGAGAGTTATAAAGATTATGGATTCAAAACACTTACAACCAATCCTTGTGGTGAAATTCCTCTTTCTGCTTATGACTCCTGCCGTCTTATCTCAATAAACCTCAAATCATTTGTAGTAAATTCATTTGATGATAATGCTTACTTTGATTTCGATAAGTTCCAAACAGTTTCTAAACGTGCTATGCGCCTTTCCGACGATTTGGTCCAACTTGAAATTGAGAAGCTTACAGGTATTCTAAATGCTTGTGACACTCCAGACGAAAAAGAACTTTGGACTAATCTTTTAAGAGCTTGTGCAGATGGTCGTAGAACAGGACTTGGAACACACGGTCTTGCTGATGCTTTGGCTTGTTTGCGTCTTCCATATGATTCTGCCGATGGTCTTGTTATGATTGATAAAATCTATCGAACCCTTAAAGAATGTGCTTACGGAGAATCAGTTTGGCTTGCTAAAGAGCGTGGAGCTTTCCCTGTATTTGATTGGGAACTTGAAAAAGATAATGAATTCATTAAATCTCTTCCAACTTCACTTCAAAATGCTATCAAGACATTTGGACGTAGAAATATTAGCATCCTAACAAATGCTCCAACTGGCTCTGTTTCAATTATGTCTCAAACTTCATCTGGTCTTGAACCTGTATTCCGTAATTTCTATATTCGCCGTCGTAAACTTTCTCATAATGAGCAAGATCAAGTAGCAGCTTTCGTAGATGTTATGGGCGATAAATGGACTGAATATAAAGTTTACCACCAAAATGTTCAAGATTATTTAAAGCGTTTTGAAACAGATGAAGTTCCTTCCTTCTTTACTGAATCGGACAAAATTGATTGGAAGCGTCGTGTTGAAATTCAAGGTGTAATTCAAAAGCATATTGATCATTCAATTTCTTCCACAATCAATCTTCCAAAAGGCACAGATCCAGAGGTAGTTTCGGAGCTTTATCGCCTTGGATGGAAACTTGGACTTAAAGGAATTACTGTTTATGTTGATGGTTCTCGCGATGGTGTTTTGATTACAGAAACAAAGAAAGAGGATTTCCCACAGCATAATGCTCCAAAACGTCCTCAAACACTTGAAACTGATATTCATAATGTCACGGTAAAAGGTGAGAAGTGGACTATTCTTGTTGGACTAATGAACGACAAGCCTTATGAAATTCTTGGAGGAGCAAATAAAATTGTAGATCTTCCAAAGAATGCAAAGAAAGGACAACTTCTAAAAGTTTCAACTGGTAAAAATCAAGCTCGTTACGATTTGGTAGTTGATGATTTAACTATTAAAGATGTATCCAAGGTCTTTGATAATCCAAATCATTCAGCATTTACCCGTTTGCTTTCTCTTTCACTTCGTCATGGTGCTCCAATCAATTATGTTGTAGAACAAATGCAGAAAGAGCAAGATGCTGATATGTTCTCATTTGCTCGTTCAATCGCAAGAGTTCTAAAACACTACGTTCCAGACGGTACAAAAGCTACAGGAACCAAAACTTGTGGAGATTGTGGATCAACTAACTTGATTTACCAAGATGGATGTGTTACTTGTGCTGACTGTGGAAATTCAAAGTGCGGCTGATCTAAAAGCTTGACGATAGCCTCCATATTGGTTATTTTAATAGTAATCAATATGGAGGTTATTTATGTCTACAAAATGTAATCATTTGGTCCCAATTTATGAACAAAACAAAAAATGTGTAAGTTCAGATCCAAATAGTAGAATTCACTATTGGATTCCAACGGGACGTATTGAAGCAAAAATTAACAATACAATACAAGTTGATTTTATTTGTAAGTATTGTGAAAAAAGAGCTACATCTTTTTTAAATAACGAAGAATACGAATTAAACAAAAGGTTATTAGGTGCTTAATGTATTATCTATCCCCACGAAACAACTACTTGCTAATAGAACCCCTAGAGGTTATAGAAGAGAAACCCCAACAAGCTTTCCTTCTTCCAACTGATTATAAAGAGAAGCAAAGCCCATATAAAGTAATGCGGGTTATTGAAGATGCTAATGATAAATACGGACCAGAAAGTTTAATTTTGGTTCCTTCGCATTTGATTGAGGAAGTTGAAATAGAAAGCGAAAAGCACTACCTCATACCACAGAACTATGTTATTGCTACCGTCACCAAGGAGTAGGAATGTCACAAGAAGTCGTAATGTCAAGAGAAGATAATATCGCAAGTTATATCCGTCAGCTTGCTGCTATTGAAGAGTGTATTACTCCATTTAAGGAACAAGCAAAAGACCTTCGTAAAGATTATGTAGAGAAGGGCTGGCTTAGCAAGGACGATATTAAGAGCGCAGTAAAAGCTTATCGTCTTTCCAAATCAAAGATTAATATGGACCAACTTGTAGAAAGCCACAATACACTTGTAAGCAAGAATCTTATTAGCGAGGAATAGATGAAATCGATTGAGATTTATGGTGATGGAATTGGTAAGGTTGAACTTGTAGAAAGTATGGGTTCAGATCTTACTGTTGTTAATTCAGCGCGTGTAAGTTTTGGGAAGCACAAAGAAGAGCTAGATGATAAGGATGAAAAACTTATTGATTATCTTATTCGCCATAAACATACTTCTGTATTGGAACACTGTCTTGTAACTTTTAGATTTAAAGTTCCTCTGTATGTTCGTTCTCAACATCACAGGCATCGCACTTGGTCTTATAATGAGATATCAAGGCGATATACTGAAGAAAACTTACAATTCTACGAGCCAGAGCAGTTTAGAACACAGCATAAATCAAATCGACAAGCCAGCAATACTGAAAGCCTAATTAATCCTTGGGTAGAAGAACCAGATCAGTGGATTCAAGGACGTAGGGTTAGTGACGCATTTAAGGACCATCACGAAGATAGCGTAAAACTATACAATAAATTGATGGAACTTGGTGTTTGTCGTGAGCAAGCAAGAGGTGTTCTTCCACAAAATCTCTATACTGAATACTATGGAACAGTAAATCTTGGTAATCTACTTAAATTTATTGATCTTAGAACGCATGAAGGCGCACAATATGAAATTCAAGTTGTAGCTCAAGCTTGTTTGGAAATTGTAAGTGATTTATATCCAAAGACAGTAGCAGCTTATCGTCGTATTCTTGATGAAAAAAGAAATACATAAATACGATAAAATAGTAATAGGTTCAACCCTTGAAGGTTTGCTTTATGCTTATCTTCATGGGTTGCCTTTGTTTTATTCGGTTGCTAAAGTTCCAACAGAATTTGAAGCTTTAGAAGTTGATGATAATTTTTGGGGTGCATTAGACCATGAAAATATACCAAGAACGATTAAAACAAGCGAAGGCGAATTAACTATAGGCTCCAGCAAGTTAGAAGTGTGGAACAAATTATTCTTTTCATTATCTATGTCTGGTTTATTACCATGCACAAATATACAGACCTTAAGAATAGATGATGAACTTGTTAAAATAACTACACAGAACAATAGATTAATAAAGTTACAACCAAAAGAAATCTTGTTGTTTGATGATGAAGGCGTAGAAGGTTTAACAAGAGCCTATAAAATGAATAAAAAGCTTATTGTATACGATTGGATGATATTTCATTTTCTTATGATTAACTTTGATTTTACTATGGTTCAAACAGAATGGGATTATGGTAATAAATTATGGTTTTTACAAGCTGGTGGAAATCGTCCCGCTGATGGTTGTTTAATATCATATGTAAGTGGTCAAACAGAATTACAAAATGACTTGACTGATTACATTTTACGGTTTACATTAAAAAGTATCTTTACTAAATACAACATGAAGGGACAAAATAATGGTTATCGTCCTAATGGTGTTAAAAACTATAGACCAATTAAATATGAGTTTATAGATAGACAAGTCGTTAAAGAAAAGCCACATTTATATCATGATTGGGATAATGTTAAATCCATGACCCATCTAACAATCAAAGATATTTTTGAAGAGAAAAAAACAACTAACTATGTGATGTATAAAACATGCTCGAAATTGACACAGAAAACAGGACAAATAAAGGGAGTTTTCATCTAGCAGGTATTGTTCCTGTTTCTGGTGAAGCCTTAGATTTTAAAATGCCTTGGCACGATAGTATGATGCCTATTGGACCAAACTATACTATGGTAGAAAGAGCCATACTAGAATGTGCTTGGGCTGGATGCGAAACTATTTGGGTTGTTTGTTATCCAGATGTTATGCCCCTATTGAAACATAAGATAGGCAACTTTGTATATGAACCAGTTAATTCTTTTTATACAGGTTTCAATCCAGCAATAGGCGTTGTTAACTCGTTTGAAAGAGTGCCTATATTTTATGTATCGGTTATGTCTAAGCATATGGGTAAAAGAGATAGTTTAGGCTTTTCCGCCTTACAAGGAGCTTACCACGCCTTTTATATTGGTTGGGTAATGTCTCGATGGTATATTCCTCATATGTATTATGTTGCTTTCCCATACGGTGTTTATCATCCAAAGCAATTAAAATATCACAGGAAAGATATTTCTGTAATTGATAAAAACTATTTAGTTACTTCTCCAGACGGTAAAACTGTGATGGATGGAGAATATTTAGGATTTACATTTTCCAGAGATCAATTTAAACAATTTAGAAACAGAATAAAGAATAAAATACCAGGACCAGATCCTCGCCTGTATGGTCTTGACGATATTTTTGTAAGTGATATCATTAAGGAATACGAAGCGATACCAGCAAAAAGTTACCATAATGTAGGAAGCTGGAATGGGTATCGTGATTATATGGGATCAGATCAAAGTAAATACTATACTGCTGATGTTATAAAGAAATATTTCAAAGATTTTAAACACACTATAATTGGAGAACAAAACGATGGGAATGTATGATACTGTTGAGATTGTTGAAAATATTGAGAATGGTCCTCTTGTTGGAGAATACCAAACTAAATCTCTTGATAATGCGCTATACACTTATTATCTAAAGGATCGTAGGCTTATTCACAGAGTATATAAGTATGAAACTGTCCCAGAAGACGAACGAACCCATCCTGTTTTTGGGATACTTCGTAGTGTATATGTAGGTGATGAAGATGCAAATTATCATGGATGGATTACCATTTATGGTGTTGATGAAGTTTGGAAGCTTAAATTTACTGATGGAGAACTTATGAATACTGAATTTGTTGAAGCATACCCAAGAGATCCAGATACTTCAACTAACGGATCTTTGGGAGAGAATAGCCAAGATCAAGAAATTGAAGAGGTTGCCTATTGGGTAGGCGACGGTTATGTAACGGAAGACGATAACGACAACTACGAGGGGTAAAATGAGTAACATTCCATTTGTCGGGCTTCACGCCCATTCAGTAGCAGGTTCAATTTTTGATGCTATGTCTTTTCCACCCGACCACATGGAATTTGCTCATTCCAACGGTATGGATGCACTTGCCCTAACAGATCACGGAAACATGAATGGTCTTTCTTGGCAAGTTCTCCATGCTAAAAAGATGAAGAAGGAAGGTAAGAATTTCAAGCCTATCTTTGGCGTTGAAGCTTACTTTATTCCTTCTATTACCGATTGGCGGGTAGAATACGAAAAGAACAAGCTTGAGAAGAAAGCAGCAACAGACGATGAATCTGTTTCTGGTGCTACTGTTGAAGATGAAAATGCTTCAAAGAAGGAAATTAAGTCACTTCTTAATCGTCGTCGTCACCTTGTTCTTTTGGCTCAAAACCAACAGGGTCTTAATAATATCTTCAAGCTTGTTTCGGAGAGTTATAAGACAGAAAACTATTATCGTTATCCTCGTATGGATTTCGATATGCTGGAGAAGTATAATGAGGGTGTAATTGCGCTCTCTGCTTGCCTTGGTGGCGTTTATGCTGGTTGTTATTGGGAGAATAAGGACAAGGGTGAGCAAGCTATCCTTGATTCTTTCCGTAATACAACTAAGCGTATGAATTCGATCTTTGGTGATCGTTGGTATGGTGAGTTACAGTGGAATAATGTACCAGAGCAACATATTCTAAATAAGTATATTATCAAAATGCAAGAAGAGTTTGGTATTGGGCTTGTTTCTACTTGTGATAGCCATTACCCAAATCCTAATGCTTGGAAGGACCGTGAGCTTTATAAGCGTCTTGGTTGGTTAGGAAAAGGTAAACCAGAGTGGGCTGAGGGTAATTCCGAGCTTCCCGCTGGTGTTGATGAAATTGGTTACGAGCTTTATCCAAAGAACGGCGACCAAATGTTTGAGGCTTTCCAAAAGTATTCTAAGGAATGTAATACCCATTATCAGCAAAGCCTAGTTCTTGAAAGTATTACAAACAGTTATAAGATTGCACATGAACGTATTGAAAACTTCATGCCCGATACAACTGTTCGCCTTCCAGAATTTGTTGTTCCTGCTGGGTTTACTGCTGGTGAAGCACTTAAGGAATATTCTATTGAAGGTCTTCGTAAACTAAATCTTATGAAGCCAAATTATATCAAGCAACTTGAACAGGAACTTGAGGTTATCGAAGGTCGTGGTTTTAGTAAGTATTTTCTTACTATGAAAGCGATTAGCGATAAAGCACAAGGAATTCAATTAGTTGGTCCCGGTCGTGGTTCTGCTGCTGGTTCGCTTGTTTCTTATGCTCTTGGAATTACACAAGTAGATCCAATTAAGCATGGGCTTCTATTTGAGCGATTTATGACGAAGAACCAAGAAGGTTTCCCAGATATCGATTATGACGTTGCTGATCCTATGGTGCTTAAGGATATGCTAATTAAGGAGTGGGGCGATACTACTGTAGTTCCAATTTCTAACTGGAATACTCTTCAGCTTAAGTCACTTGTTAAGGATATCAGCAAGTTCTACGATATTTCATTCAAGGAAGTAAATGATGTAACATCTAAAATGATGGCCGAAGCTACACCTTTGGCGAAGAAGGAGCATGGTATTAAATCTGGTGTTTATACGCCTACATTTGAGGAAGTAAAAAAGCATTCATCTACACTACAAGAATTCCTAAAGAAGTATCCTCATATTGCGGAGCACATCAACGCTCTTTATGGACAAGTTCGTTCTTGTTCTCGTCATGCTGGTGGTGTTGTAGTTGGAGAAAACCTTGATCAATATATGCCACTCATTAACTCCGATGGTGTTCGTCAAACTCCTTGGTCAGAGGGTCAAAACGTCCGTCATTTGGAGCCTATGGGTTTTATTAAATTTGATATTCTTGGTATTGCTTCTTTGCGAATGATTGAAGGTGCTATTCGCCATATTCTAAAGCGTCATAAGGGCATCAAAAATCCAACTTTTGATGATGTAAAGGCTTTCTACAACGAAAACCTACACCCAGATGTTATGAATATGAACGATAGCAAGGTATATAAGAATGTATTTGATAAAGGTAACTTTGCTGGTGTCTTTCAATTTACAGAACGTCCTGTTCAAGAGTTCGCAAAGAAAGTAAAGCCACGCAATATTATCGATCTGTCAGCAATTACTTCTATTTATCGTCCCGGTCCTCTTGGAGCAGACGTAGATAAAGATTATATTAAGGCAGTTGAAGAACCAGAAAGCATCAAATATATCCATCCAATCGCAAAAGAAGTTACAAAACAAACTCATGGCTTTTTGATCTTCCAAGAGCAAATTGCTATTCTGGCTCACAAACTTGGCAAAGATGTTGACCTTGATGAAGGAAACAAACTTCGTAAACTTCTAACCAAGAAAGGAACAGGTAAAGGATTTGAAGAAAAGGACAAAATTCATGATAAGTTTATCGAAGGTTGTGTTGAAAAAGGTGTTGCCAAGCTTGAGGCACAGAGAATGTGGGAAACCTTTGAATATTTTTCAGGCTACGGTTTCAATAAATCTCACGCCGTTTGCTATTCGATCCTGTCATTTCAGTGTGCTTGGCTACTGACTTATTATAAAGCAGAATGGTTTGCTGCTTTCTTGGATAAAGAAGATGCGAAGAACAAAGAATATGCTATCAATCTTGCTAAATCTATGGGTTTCAAAATTGAAAAACTAAACATCAATACTTCTGGATTGGTGTGGGAAATTGGTGATGATGGAAATACTCTAATTCAACCACTTTCTTCAATTAAAGGACTTGGCGATGTAGCTATTCAACAAATCTTTAATAATCGTCCATTCAAGACAGTAGAAGAATTCCTTTTTAACGAGAATATTACATACAGTAAACTAAACAAAAAAGCTATTGACGTTCTTGTTCGTTCTGGAGCTATGGATACTCTTGTCGATGAAAGATTTACAGGAGCTAAACACTTCTGGTCAGCAGTAGCAGTTGACCGTCCTCGTAAACTGAAGAATCTAATCGAGAATATTGAGCTTTATAAACCAGAAGGAGAGTTCAGCCAAGAAGAAAAGATCCAGTATTTAACAGAGCTTACAGGTGTTTACCCAGTAAATCTTGTTGTTCCTGTTGAAATTATGAATAGGCTTGATGAAAAGTTTGTCCCACCTCTTTCGGAGTATGATGAAGAATTAGGACTTGCTTGGTTTATTGTTCGCGAGATCGTAAAGAAGAAAACCGCAACAGGCAAAGATTATTGGGTTCTAAATGGTATTGATTCTACTAATACAGAAACTCAAGTTAAATGCTGGGGAGTAAAAGAAAAAGATGTTGTGTTTCTAAATCGTCCTTATATGATTAAACCAAATCACGATGAATGGGGATTTAGTATTAATAATGTAGCAAAACAACTTAGATTGTTGGCGTAAAAGTATGGTTCCTTACTATTTAGTTGGTAAGGAACCATTTTTTTATTATGAGAATAACAGAAGCAAAAATTAGACAAGTTATTAGAGAAGAAATAAAAAATACTTTAAGTGAAGCTGGAAATTTTGTATATTATCCAGAAGAGGAATTACAAAGTGATGAATTTGCTGATCGTTATAAACCAAAACCAGATCCAACATTAATTAAGAAAAGTTTTTTTCCAAGCGAAGATAAAGAAGCATTAGCTACATTTAAAGTTAAAGATATTCTTAATATTTTTGCTACGCCAAAAAGTGATGCTGCCGTCGATAAGTTGAAACCATTAAGTGTTTTCATATTTAACTTTAAAAATTATGCAAATCAGTTAACTCCAGATCAAAGACAATTATTATTTAAAGAAGATGCTAAAATAATTAAAAAAGGCTCTGGTAATATGTATAGATATTATCTTGTAGTCCCACATTTGACCGAAGAAGGGTTTAAAGAAACTGTAATAGGTGGCGAAACAGAATTATCGATGTTTGAAGATATAAGTGGTATAAAAGTCAACAAACCAATAGTATCCAAACCATTTAAACCAGCACCTTTTAAGGCTGGAGTGCCTGTTGGGTTACAGGGTCTTAAAGAAGCAATAAGAAGAATTATTTTAAAAGAGTTAAGAAAGCGTTGACTTCCCAGCCCTCCTTGGATAATCTGTCCTTGGAGGGTTTCTCTTGTCTACCAATCTTGGCTTCGCTTGCATCGTTCATCAGTTTTCCGAACTCCCTGCAAAGTCCCGTATTACTACCAACCGCACTATGATTCGCAAGACCTTTGACGAGCGTGGTATCAACTATGCTGCTCAGCTTGCTTACCAAAATGTTTGTGACCTCTATACCATCCTTGTTTGGAATACTGCCAACAATATCAAGTTTTATCGTATGTCCTCCGATATGTTCCCTTGGGCTTCCGAGTATGGTATTTACAACCTTCCTAATATTGAGCAGATTGCTGCTATGCTTCGTAAGTGTGGTGATTATGCTACTTCTGTTGGTCAGCGTCTTACTTTTCATCCCGGTCCTTTCAACAAGCTCACCTCTTCTAACCCTTCTGTGACCACCAATACCATCAAGGATCTTACTATCCACGCCGATATTCTTGACCTTATGGGCCTTTCTCGCACGCATTACAACAAGATCAATATTCATGTTGGTGCAACTTACAAGGACAAGCCTATGGCTGTTGCTCAGTTCCTTAACAATTGGGATCTTGTTCCCGATAATGTCAAGTGCCGCTTTACTCTGGAGAACGATGATAAGCCCTCTCTCTATACTGTTGAAGAACTTTATAACCTCATTTACAAGCACACCAATATTCCAATTGTTTATGACGAACATCACCATTCACTTAATAATGGTGGTATGTCTTCTGCTGATGCGCTTGCTATTGCCGTTACTACTTGGGGTAATGTAAAGCCTGTTGTCCACTATTCACAATCGCGAGCAGTAGAACAGAATATCAAGTGTCCCGCGCAAGCTCACTCCGATAGTTATTGGTCTACTATGGACACACACGGTCACGATGTAGACATTATGCTTGAAGCCAAGTTCAAGGAAGTTGCACTATTTAAGTATCGCGAGCTTCTTGCTGCTAAGCTTGCTGCGTAACTACTTATTCTTGGAGATAAATTATGCTTACTTTACTTTTATTTTTAGCTTGTGGTAGTGATTATGAGGTTAATAAAAAACCAAATCCAGAACCAGAACCAATTGATACTTCAATCGATAGTGCTATTATTGATAGTGGATTAGATACTTCTATTGATACGAGTGAAGATACAAGTGAACCATTAGGTCAACCTATTGCTGTTTGTTCCGTAGATCCTATTGAAATTGATGCTATTTATGGGTCAGCAGATTGGGTTGGTAATTCTTCTTATGATAGTGCTGGTTATGCTATTACAAATTGGGATTGGACCCTAATTTCTGCTCCTGCTGGTAATGCTATCGGTATGCCCGCTGGAACTGCTAATAGACGCTTGTTTACACCAGAGTTAGCAGGAGAATATACAGGTCAATTAATCGTTACAAACTCAATAGGGCAAGTGTCTGAGCCTTGTTCTGCTACCTTAACTGCAAAAGCTGGTGATGGTCTTTGGATTGAATTGTTCTGGACCAATTCTGGTGATGATATGGATTTACATTTATTACGCCCATCTGGTGTTCTAACAGATTTTTCGTCCGATTGTTATTATGCAAATTGCACAGGCGGATTAGAATGGGGTTCTGCTGGTTCACTAGATAACCCTATTTTGGATCTTGATGATATTTCTGGAACAGGACCAGAAAACACTAATATTGACTCTCCTTATGCTGGTGTATATACTGTATATGTTCATGATTATCCAGGTTCAGCATATTATGGTAGAAACGATATTACTGTAAATGTTTATGTAGGTGGTCTTTTGGAGTGGACAGATACATCTAATCTTGATAATGAAGGATGGTATGAACCAATCTGCGAAATTAATTGGAGAGGTTCGGCTACGGTTGTCACAGGAATTTAATGAGTACCAAAGTAAGTTTAAATTATGGTAAGCAACATCATCTTTACCAAGAAGTATTTGATGATAAGCATGTATATTTAAAAGTTGATGGATATGATTTTGAAGTATCCAAAGATAATGCTATGATCCAAATCCCAATTGAGTTATGGGAAAAGTTAGTAGCAGAATGGCCCGAATCTAAAAAGCGATGGATAGAAGATAATTCACATGAAGATTTTAGTGATATATCTTGGTTAGAGTTTGGGTCCAACACTACGTCAACTGATGAAACAACTATTTTTGAGAGGAAAAATGAGCCTAAATCTTAGAGTTATTAAAATGAATGGATTTGTTAATCTACAGCAAAGAGCAGATGGTAATGCTGGATTTGATTTGTATGCTACCGAAGAAGGTTCTATTGCTCCAAACGAGAGAATGATGGTCCCTGTTGGTATTTGCACTTCGTTCAGCCCAGAGTATTACATGCGTGTTGCTCCTCGTTCTGGATTAGCAGTAAAGAGTGGTATTAATGTTCTTGCTGGCGTTATTGATTCTAGTTATAGAGGAGAATGGAAGGTTATTCTTCACAATACAAGCACTAATTATTTCCATTTTGAGATTGGAGATAGAATTGCACAAGCTATTCCAGAGAAGATTAGCACCGAAGAGTTTACATTTGTAGAGAGGTTAAATGACACTGAACGTGGAGCGGGTGGATTCGGTAGCACAGGAACCTAAATATGGTGAGTTAGTAAGATACCGTTTATATGAGAACCAAGCTGCTCTCGTATACGGTATCTTTATTCGTAAACTATTTGAAACAAGACCTTCAAGCGAAGAAATGATTGAAGAAACACTTGAAATGCATGAAATATATTGTTTTGAAAGTGGTTATTACGAAAAAGTATTTGCTTTTGAACTTGATGGATTAGGAGAACTAAATGAATAAAGTTGTATGGTCTGCCGATAAAGACGAGTGGGCTACAAGTCAAGATTTTTATGATGGACTAAATGCTAAATATAACTTTACATTAGATCCGTGTGCAGATTCTACAAATGCGAAATGCTCCAAGTTCTATACTATGAACGATGATGGACTTTCTAAGGATTGGGGAGGAGAAACAGTATTTTGTAATCCTCCTTATTCAAAAGCCAAGGAATGGATGCACAAAGCTTATGAGGAAGGTAAAAAACCAAATACAAGAATCGTAATGCTAGTAGCTGCCAGAACAGATACTAAGTTCTTCCATGATTATTGTATGAAAGCTAATGAAATCCTTTTTGTAAAGGGAAGGCTTAAGTTTGGAGGCTCTAAGAATTCAGCACCATTTCCATCTATGGTTGTTGTATTTGACTCTTCACGATTTGGTCTTATGTTTGGACAGATGGATACCAAAGGAAAGGTAATTAGATGAAATCAGTTAAAAATGTTGATATTGTTTATGGAGCTTCATGGGGTGATGAAGGAAAAGGTAAGATTACTCACGTTTTAGCTTCCAAGAAAACACACACTCGCAAGAACTATTACAACTTTGTTTGTCGTTGGAATGGTGGCTCAAACGCTGGTCATACTATTTATCATAATGGAAAGAAATTTGCTACTCACATCGTTCCGTCTGGTGTTTTTTATGGTATTACATCAGTTATCGGTCCTAATTGTGTTGTAAATATCGATGGATTTTATAAAGAAATAGAAGAGCTAAAAGCTGGTGGAATCAATACTTCACTTGTTAAAGTTCATCCCTTAGCACATATTGTTACAAACGAACATATTGCTGAGGACAAGGCTACGTTAGGACACCTTGGAACAACTTCACAAGGTATTGCACCAGCATATCGAGACAAAGCCGCCAGAAAGGGTTTACTTGCCAAAGACAGCACAATAGATAAAAGTTATATCTTAACTGAAAAACTATATGGTAATATCTTATGCGAAGGGGCACAAGGATACCATCTTGACATAAATTATGGAAATTATCCATTTGTAACTTCAAGTGAATGTTTGCCATACGGAGCTTGTTCATTAGGATTTGCACCACAAAGGATCAAAAGTATATATGCTTGTGCTAAGATTTATGACACAAGATCTGGTGAAGATCCTTTGTTTCCTGCTACTTTACTTGAAGATCAAACCTTAAAATTTATTGGTGATTTAGGACAAGAATATGGAGTTACCACAGGACGTAGACGTAAAGTAAATTGGCTTAATCTTGATAAGTTAATTGAAGCAGTTGAAGTAGGTGGTGCTACTGATTTAATCGTTAATAAATGTGATATTTTACAGAAAGTTGGGGTATATCGTTTATTCCACAACTCTAATCTTGTAGAATTTGAAAGCCTTGAACAAATGAAAGAATATATACAAATTTACTTATTTAAATCAAGCACTCTACTTAAAAGAGTGTTATTTAGTGGTAATCCAGAACTAATAGAAGGGTTTAATCCATGAGTTCAGCAGCAAGAAAGATTAAAAAGCAAAATCAACTTATCCAAGAAAAAGTTATGTTATTTGATGCCCTACCAAAAGAGTGTAATGGCTGTCAAGAAGCCTATGATAAACTTAATAAGCAACAAGCAACTACTTGGTCTGTAATGGTGTTTAATGAAAGTAAAACAGTTAGGTTATTCTGCCCCGAATGTTATAAAAATGTTCAAGCTTGGGCAGAAGATTTGGTTAAGGAGACGGAAAATGAGCAACTATGATTACAGAGGTACGCCAGAAATGGTAGATCATCCAAAACATTATAACGCTGGCACTATTGAAGCTATTGCTCTAATCGAAGATCAAGGCTTAGGTGAAGCTTTTTGTGCTGGTAATGTTATCAAATACATTATGCGGTATAAACTTAAAGGAACTCCTCTTGAAGATCTTAAAAAAGTAAAATGGTATACAGAAAGGTTAATTAGCTACTATGAAAATAATAATAAAAAATAATACTCTTGTTAAAGAATTGGCATTTGAAGATTTTGATGAAATAACAAAATCAAACAAACCATATGTAATTAAATTTACAAATCCTACTTGTCACCTTTGTAAAGCTTTAGATCCAATCTTTAATAAAATAGCAGAAGAGTATAGCGATAAATTTAAGTTTGGAAATATAAATTCTAGAACAGAAAGAAAGTTATTTAAATTATTTGGTATCGACGGAGTTCCAGAAATTTTCATTATTGATGGTGACGATTTATACCATGTTGTATATCCAGACGAGAATCCAGATCCAAAGTCGGGATATTCAAGAGATTATATTATTGAACATTTAGAAGGGTATTTGAATGAGTAATTTTGATAGAATTGAAATGAGAGAAGAAATGCTTTATTTCTTAAAGAAAGCATGGGTTAAATATCCACATTTAAGGATCATGCAGCTTCTTGGTAATGGATTTCCAGCAGGGGACAATTACTATGTTGACGACCAAGCAGTATTAGATTATCTTGTAAAGGTTGCGAACGAAGTGGAGGATTAATGTTCCGTGAAGCCCTAACTTATGATGATGTATTGATGGTTCCTCAATATAGCGATATTCAAAGTCGTAAAGAAGTAAATATTGGGAATTGGTTGGATGAAGAAAGAGGTTTATGGTTTAATCTTCCTGTTATTTCTTCTCCTATGGATACAGTCACAGAAGACCAAATGGCTATTCTAATTGGTAAAATGGGTGGTCTTGGAATTGTTCATAGATATAATACTATCCAAAGACAGTGTGAAATTGCCAATATTGTTACTGAAGAGATTGGGTCTAAATTTGGTTGTGCTATTGGAATTACAGGAGATTACCTTGAAAGAGCAGAAGCCTTAGTTAAAGAAGGAGTTAAAATTCTTTGCTTAGATGTTGCTCATGGTGACCATATTTTAATGAAGAGATCCCTAATTACTCTTAGGGAGAAGTTAGGCGATGGACCACACCTCATGGCAGGAAACGTTGCAACGCTTGATGGATTTAACAATCTCGCTTCTTGGGGTGCTAATTCAATTCGTGTCGGTATTGGTGGTGGTAGCATTTGTTCTACTCGTATTCAAACTGGTCACGGGGTTCCTTCTTTGGATTCTGTTATAGATTGTGCGAGGACTCCTTATAATGTTGCGGTTATTGCGGACGGTGGTATTAGAAACTCTGGTGATATGGTTAAAGCTCTTGGCGTGGGTGCTGATTTCTGTATGCTGGGTTCTGTTCTCGCTGGAAGCTCTAAAACTCCAGGTGAAATGTATCTTAACGCAAGCACAGGAGAAGCTTCAAAAACTTATCGTGGTATGGCTTCAAAAGACGCACAAATGGATTGGAGAGGTAAAACATCTTCTCTTGAAGGAATCTCCACAATTATTCAATACAAGGGGGAAACAAATGCTATTATTGAGCAGGTTGAAAATGGTATTCGCTCTGGTTTTTCTTACTCTGGAGCACGAACTATTAATGAACTATGGTCTAAAGCTCGTTTTATTAGACAAACCTCCTCTGGCGCGAGAGAAAGTGACACTCATATTCTAAAGAAAAATTGATGGAACAAACTAAGCGACCAAGAACAGAAGTAGATAAATCAATATTTAAATTGATTCTTTTCTATGAAAGAATAGAAAATTCTGTTGAATTAATTGTTCGTCTTAAAAATGATGGCTTTAACGGTGCTAAGTTTTTTCGTAGCGTTGTTGAAGCTTATTTATCACATGACCCTAAATTTATGGAATGGTTTAATACAAAACGCAAAACTCCTAAAAATAGAATTAAAAAAGTTCAAAAATTAGTAGAAGATGGTAGAAGATTAGAAAGTGAATACTATTTATCTAACGAAGAAGTTGAAAATATTTTTGATATTATAGAAAATATTGAGGATATTGAATACTAAAACGGTATTTTTGTAATTTAGATACTATTTAATTTTGTTAGGAGCAAAACAACATGAGCAGAAAGCCTTTATTATCCGAGAGTCAAGTAGCAAAGTGGATGAAACTTGCTAATATTGATAAGAATGCAACAAAGAATTTTCTTAATGAATCTAAATCAAATAAAAAAGTATTGAAAGAAAACTATAGTATGAATAATCCTATGGGTGCCCGTGAAGACGAAGATATGGGCATGGAAGATGATATGGGAATGGGCGAAGAAGATGGTGGAATGGATATTGGCGATGGATCTATGGGCGAAGAGCCTTCCGTCGTTGGTGATGAAGAAATGGATATGGATATGGAAGCTGGAGGCGACGAAGGCGAAGTAGAATTTGATTCAGTTGAAGATTTACAAAAAGTATTGGTAAATGGTCTTGAAAGTGAAAGTGGCAGACAAGCATTAAAAAATGCAATAATGGATGCCCTAGAAGAATTAGGTCTTGCCGATGAAATGGGTGGCGAAGAGCCCGAAATGGATATGGAAGAACCAGCAGAAGAAGAGGACAGCATGGAGGGAGGCGATGAAGGGGGTGATGAACCTGCCGAACCCGCTGAAGACGAGGAACAACTCGCAGAAGGTTTAGAAAACCTTGAAATCCTCACAGATAATGAAATAATTAACGAAGTATTGAAAAGAGTTATTCGCAGATTAGTTTGATAATGTCTCCTAGATAAATAATAAAGGTTGCTCTTTTGGCTACGCAGGATTATAATGATCCTGCGTAGTTTTTTTATTTGGAGTATTAATGTATCTCTCATGGTTTTTGTTCTTTGTGGCAGGTATTATATTCTCAAAGATATTCTCTACTATTTTGGATATTGGCGTTGTAACTCAGTTTTCAAGATTAATGTCAGATCGTATTTTAATTCCCTTGATTATGATAGCACAGGAGGTAGAATACCTACGTCAGTTGAAGATGGAAGTTCTTAAAGAAAAAGGTCTTGATGAAGAACAAATAAAGTTTCAACTATCTTTGTTTGACAAATGGTTTACAAGTTGGAAAGAATCGGTTATTATATCGTTCATAAGCTCAGCCCCTCAACCACTAAAGAAAGACCTTCCATTTTATGATTGGGCTTCTGCTACCAGATATGTAGAAAAGTTAATTAAACAAAAAAGAATCTAGGAGTCAAAATGCTATTCAACAAAGGCAAGAAAGTTAACGACGATCACGATCACGAAGATGATGAACCAGAGAAAGAGGATACTTCTAAAAAGCCCTCTGCGTTCTCCCTTATCATGCCAGCAGCGGGAGCAGATAAACCAGATAGCCGCACAATTGGACTATTTGGAGAAGTAGAAGAAGGCAAAATCTCACAAATTATTGGTGCTATGATTGAACTTGCGGAAGATGCCGAAGTTGAAAATCCAACCAATCCAGATGATCCAGATAGTGAAGTAGAAATTGTTAATCAACCAATTGAACTTCTACTAAATACTCCAGGTGGTTCAGCAGATGATATGTTTGCTCTTTACGATATTATGCGAGTAGTTAAGAATAAATGTGATATTGAAACCTTTGGTATTGGTAAAGTAATGTCTGCTGGTGTTCTTCTTCTTGCAGCGGGAACTAAAGGTAAACGTAAGATTGGTAAGAATTGTCGCGTAATGATTCACTCTGTTATTGGTGGTAATGTTGGACCTCTTCACAATCTTGAAAATGAAATGAATGAGATCCGGTATATTCAAACTGCTTATCTCAAAGCCCTAGCAGATGAAACCAATATGACTTATCAGCAACTACGTCGAATGATTAATCGTAAAGTAAATGTTTATCTTTCAGCAGAAGAAGCAGTTAAGCTTGGTATTGCTGATATTATTGTTTAATACTATTTATTAGCATGAAAAACAATAATGAATTAGACCAAATTGTAGAAAGCTTTTTAAGCCCCGCTCCTGTAAAAGAGAGTATGGGTCTTAAAGAGCTTTTTGCTCTATTTGAAGAAGTAATTAACGAAGCAGCTTATACAGGTCTTTCACAACTTGGTACAGATAAACCACTAAGAGGCACAGAAGAAAAATATAAAACTGACTTCTTTAATTTGATGCAAGCTGCTTTAGGCCAAAAAATAGTAGGGGCTCCTAACGCTTCCGACGCTATTTTACAAATTATCACACAAATTGATGAATTAAAAAATCAAGAAAACTGGAAAAATTATAAGTTATCACAATCTATATCAGTTATAACTTTCGTTGAGTCATTATACGAAATGATTTATAATATCCAAGGCGACAATCCAGATGTAGCAGGTAAAATGTTTGAAAGATTTATAGCATTTGCAACAAAAGGCAGAGTATCGTCGCAAATTGCTTTAACTGATAAAGATTTAGCAACAAAAACAGGTGCTAGTGGTACATCAATATTCGATTTGATTACTCCAAATAACGAATACGTTTCGGTTAAATTAATAAAAGAGTTTAAAGTAACTGGTTCAATCAATAATTTATATAAATATTTATTTAATGTTAATGAAGATTATATACCAATAAACAAAGAAGAAATACAGAATAAAAAAACAGACAAAACAATAACTTATTTAGTTACTGTAAAAGGTCAAGATAGAGAACAATTAACTTTTTATGCTTTTACAATTACTTGTGATAATTTCATAAATGTTATTGGTGATAAAAGAATAGATGCCTATAACAAAGGTCTTACTTTTGATAAAGATCTTAAAAATTCAGAATCAGAAAAAGATAGGCTTGATAATGATATACAAGAATTAATAAATGCCTTAAGGGGCACCAGAACAAATACTCGGGCATACGATGTTTTACAAATTAAAATATCAGAAAAAAGAAAAGAATTAAATGATGTTAATACTCATATAACTAATTTGTATAGAGCCAAGGGCAAACGCTCTACTTCATTTTCAATTTCTACAGATGAAGCACAACAATACAAAACAAATTTGTGGGGTTCTGTTCTTAAAGTAGAAGCTGGTGAAAGAGATACTATAGTTCAAAACAGTACAAGCATATTCAACGGTAAAATGAAAGGTCTTATTGAAGAAGCAAGTGCTGTTTATTATAAGGTTTCTAATCTTTTATTGAAACTTGAAGATGAAAATGTAAGTTTGGAAGAAAAAATATCAACTGGTAAAGAAGCACACAACTCAATTAAAACACTAGAGGATTACCTCTTATCTGTTACTAAACAATATAATATAGCCCTAAAAGATAAGAAAGTTCCCGAACAAGATACAACACAAACAAAACTTTTTTAACTTGACTTTTTCTAAAACGATATTATAATACCCATATACGGAGTTTTTATGAGCAAAGATTATTGCGATGGTCGCTCTTTAAGTGAAGCGATTTTAAAAGGCGCAAATGTATTAGCAGACAACGTTTCCTCTACACTAGGACCAAGAGGAAGAAATGTAATTCTTCAAGAGAAAGGCAAAACACCAATCATTACCAAAGACGGTGTAACTGTGGCTTCTTTCGTTGAGCTTTCAGATCCATTTGAGAACTTGGGAGCACAGGTAATTAAACAAGCTTCTCAACAAACTGCTACTTTAGCTGGTGATGGAACTACTACATCAGTTGTTCTTTCACGCGCAATTCTTCGTGAAGCACAAAAATACCTAACTGCTGGTGTTTCTCCTACTGAATTAAAGAGAGGAATGGACCTAGCCGTAGATGCTTTGGTTACTAGGATTGAGGAGATAGCACAACCAATTTCGTCAGAGGAAGAAATCGAACATATTGCTTCAATTTCTGCTAACAACGATAGAACAATTGGTAAATTAATTGCTACTGCTGTTGACAAGGTAGGTAAAGATGGTTCAATCACAATCGAAGAAGCTCGTTCGGTCGATACTTCTCTTGACGTTGTTGAAGGTTTTCGTTTTGATTCGGGATTCCTCGCCTCAGCGTTCATCAACGACGAGAGACGAGGGGTAGTAAAATATGAAGATCCTTATATACTTGTAACAGATCATAAATTTGACTCTGTTCAAGATATGTTGCCTGTTCTTGAATTAATCGCAAGAGAAGGTAAACCATTTGTAATTGTAGCAGATGAAATTGAAGGTCAAGCTCTTGCTGCTCTTATTATGAACGCTATGAGAGGCACCATGAAAGTTGCAGCCGTTAAAGCTCCTCGTTATGGTGAAGAGCGTAAAAACATTCTTAAAGACCTTGCTATTTCAGTAGGAGCAACTTTTGTTTCTCTTGAAAATAGTATGAAGATTGGTGATGTAAAACTAAAAGATTTTGGTCGTTCTAAGAAAATTGAAATTGCTAAAAACCTTACCACTATTGTAGGTGGAAAAGGTGATATGGAACAAGTTGACCAAAGAATTGAAACAATTAAAGCTGAACTTCAACAAACTGAATCAATTTACGAGTGTGAACGTCTACAAGAAAGAATTACTCGTCTTGCTTCTGGTATCGCAATTATTCGTGTAGGTGCTCCAACTGAAATCGAAATGATAGAGAAGAAGCACCGTATTGAAGATGCCCTAGAAGCCGTCCGTAGTGCCCAACAGGAGGGTATCGTTGCTGGAGGTGGCGTAGCCCTCATTAGAGCAGCAGAAGGGATTGTAGACCCAACAGGGAACGAGGAACAGGCACTTGGTTTCAAGATCATAATGAAGGCTATTGAAGAACCTGTAAGACAAATGGCTCTAAATTCTGGAGAGTCACCAGATATTATTGTAAGCATGGTTAAGACAGAACATACCAATTATGGTTATGATTTTTTAGGTCGTAAAATGATTGATATGGTCAAGAGCGGTATTATTGACCCAGCAAAAGTTACAAGATGTGCCCTTCAAAATGCAGCTTCTGCGGCAGGAACTTTGATTACGACTAATTATGCTATTGTTCAAAATTAGAACTATTTATAGTTAGCCTATTGTGCTAATCTTGGAGGGTGTTGTTTATGGCTACTGGCACAGAGCTTAATGAGCTAAAGGAAGCCATAACGGCACTTGATAAAAAGGTCGATAGAATGATGAGTTCTATCGAAAACCTTAAAGAAAAACAAGATGATGTAGCCAAAGATATAACCAAAATAAAAGAAGCAGTATATCACCCAGACGATGGTATTTACGCTCGTCTAAAAGTAATAGAAACTTGGAAAGAAAACCAAACAAAAGCAACTTGGATTGCTGTTACAGCGATCATAGGTCTTGCTATTAAACAATTGTGGGATATACTTACACTACATTAGAGGTGTTTGTTGAAAGTAAAAATTTCTTATACAGTAGATTTTGATGAAGTTCCTAATCAAGTTTGTAGGATTTTATCATATGAACAGTTATCAATTCTAAACAGAGAATATAACGATATAATTGAGAACATCAGCGAGAAGAATACTCAAAAAGCTTTAACTCAAATACATGACTTTAGAGTTAAATTAGCAAAGATTGATCAGACGCTAGACAACGCACAATCGATACTTGACGGCTACATGAGAGCGCAGTATACTGAGGGTGTGACCGAGAATGATAATGAATCACAACAAGTATGAAGTAGGACAACCGATTACGGTCCTAGCTTCATGCGATTTGTTTTATCCATCAATTAAAAATCCTAATAAGCTTAAAAAGACACAAGAACCGATATTAGGATGGTTTGTTGAAAGTAAAGATACAACAGTAACTATTCTAACGACAGATGATGGATCTTATTGGGAAACAGAGTTAGATAGTATTAGACATTACATGGAGACAAAATGATTGCCCTTACAGAAGTTTCACAGACAAGCACAGGAGAATATACAGTTAGGTCCGTATATGTTAACCCTAGTCAAGTTGTAATGATTCGTGAAGATAGCAGGTATTCCTCTCTTGTTAGAGAAGGTAAACTTTCCTCATTAGGTTTTAATCCTGGTGTTGAGTTTACTCGCATTACAATTAGGGGAGGCACAAGCAACTACGATATTACGGTTGCTGGTTCTGCTCCAACAATTTATGAGAAGATGAACTATTCCAAATCTCTTCTTAAAGGTTAAACCATGCACATAGCTTATTATCATATTCACGCTCTTGGAGATTGTGAATATTGCCTTGATGCACTTAAACTTCTTCAAGATAATGGTTATCAATATGTTTTAACTCTTTATGATAAATCGCCAGAAGCTTTGAATTTCATTAAATATACTATGGACCATCCAACGGTTCCAATTATTTATGAGTATCGAAAAGATAAAAGTATTAGGAAAATTGGTGGTTATACAGAGTTGAAGAAAGAGCTTGACAGCCTCCACGAACAGGAATAGAATACTAAACAAAGGTAGGAGATAGCATGGGTCGCCCAAAGGGTTCTAAGAACAAGCCTAAGAATGTTGAAGTTGAGGTTGAAACTAAGCAAGAAGAGGTTAAGGTAGTGGCAAGCGAAGAACCAAAGAAGGAACGCAAGCCAAGGATCACCAAGAGGGTTAAGGATGAAGAAGACGACGAGATTACTGTCGTTGACCAAGGAGCACTTGAAGCCCGTAAGAATCTTGATGATAGAACTCTTAATCCATACGCAACAACTACTATAGAGCAATTTGAGTGTGAGTTTATGCCTCTTACAGAGCGACTTACACCAATTGACGAGAAGAGTGAGATTAAGAGTGGAAGATATTCCAGCTCTTATTATCCGATCAAGAATTGTAATATGAGCGTTTGGCCTGTTCTTGCTTATATCAAGGCAGATGTTGACGTTCTAAGGACAAAGGGTTATACTGATAAGGTAATCTACGCTGGTTGTATTAACTTCCTCTCCTCACAAACCAGCGGCAAGAAGCGTAAGTATGGTAATCTTTTTCCATTCAGCTTTGCTTTTAAGGAAGATAAGATTATTGCTACTTTTATTACAGACGACCGAAAGAATAAGAACTTTTGGGGAGAAGGACTTGGAGTATAAAATGAAATGTGTTAAAGAGATGATTAAAAAGCCTTGGGGCTACGAGCAGATTATCCAAAAGAATGATCAATATGTTCTTAAACAAATTCATATTGAACCGGGAAAACGTTTATCTCTCCAATACCATGAGCATAAGACAGAAACTATTTTCTGTATGTCCGATGAAGCAATCGTGTGGACAAAGCGATCCGCCGATGATACAGAAGTAAAGAAGGTAACGCTGAAGTATGGAGAAGCTTTTCATATTGAGCCTCAACAGATTCATCGTTTTGCAGCAGGGTTTAAAGCTGTTGACCTTCTAGAAGTATCTACACCACAACTTGATGATGTAGTTCGCCTTGAAGATGATTATAATCGTATTGAAGTATCTACCACAACAACACAGGAGTAATTAATGACTTTCGCACGCACCGCTATTGAGACAACTGATATCGAGAATAATATTGATGTAGACGTTAATCGCTCTTATTCTAGCTTTGGGATTCGTATTGTTCGTAATGCCGTAAGCAAGCGTAAGCTCTCTAATCGTGTTTCAGTTACTATTCCCGATGGACGTAGTGAGAGCACCTTTCATCTTACTATTCGTGAGGCAAATGCTCTTCGTAAGTTTTTGAATGAAAACCTTGATGAAGGTGTTGAAGGTTCTACTATGGTGTCTATGACTATGCGTGAGGCAAGCTGAAATGATTACGCCTACAACTTCACAAGGAGACAATAGTTATATGAATATCGCACAAGCACTAGATCGTCTTTATACTGACGCTTTTCCTCTTGCTTCTTATCCTCCCCCAAGGGCTACACTTAATAACGTAGATTTTGTGTATAACGAGAAGAGTGGAACTTATACTGCCACTATTGACGCAGCGGGAGCAGATAAGACAAAGTTTAATGTCAACATTTCAAATGGACTTCTTACTGTTTCTTATCGTGCTACAGAAGGGTTCCGTTGCCGTTCGTTCACTTACTCATTTACTCTTGGACGTAATGTAAACGTTGCAGAGTCAGTTGGTGAGTATAAGGACGGGGTTCTAAGGGTTGACGTTCATACTACAACTCAACGTAATGATACTTTCAACGTTCCAATCTTTTAGTTAATATCACAAATAAGCCGCCAAGGGTTCTTACTCTTGGCGGTTTTTGTTGTATTAAAACTATTTACATCGTAAGGAAAACAACAAATGGCCCAATATGATAAACTTTGGAATAAATGGTATAGTAATAAAATACTAAATGAAATGGCTCCTAAAATAGCTAATAGAGTTGTAGCTGTTTCAGATCAAATAAAACAAAAAGCAGGCTTAGAAGGGCTTAATGATAGCTATACAAGAATGGCTGCTTTTCCAGAGATATTTGGTGATAAATTAAGAATTGTTGGTGAATATTCTACTAGCGAACTTAATATAATGTCTAAATACTTAAAAGAACTTGCTAACCTTGCTGATGCATCTTTAGAGGATAAAGAAAGTAAAGGTTTTATAAAAAGACCCCAAGTTGGTGGTGGTGCATATTTTACTTACGATTTAGCAAAAGTAACACAAACAAGAAGAAGATTACGAGAACAAGGTGGAGGAGAATATGAAGTTTCAGTTGAATATTATCAACCATTTTTACAATATGAATATACTCAAACCGCTAATGGAGCTTTTAAAAGAGAAACTTATTCGTTACTTAAAGCTTTCAATAAATTTAAAATGAAAGAAGCAGCAGAATATTGGGATAAAATTCAATCAACAGCTACAAAAGATAAAAATTTTATTACAACCTTAACTACGGATTGGTCGTTACCAGAAAAAAAAGGTAAATCTTCTGATCAAGATAAAATAATTGTATATTCTCGCGCTCCTATTGACGTTTTAAGAATGTCAGATCACCCAGATATATCCTCCTGTCACTCTCAAGGTGGTGGCTACTTCAAATGCGCTATTCAAGAAGCAGTTAGAGGTGGTGCTATTGCTTATTCTGTTAAAAAAGATGATTTACAAAAAATAATTGATGAAGGTAGATTACAAGATATTGAAATATTTGCCGATCCAGAAAGAGGTATTGAAGGTATCGTTCCAGATGGTAGAGTTAGAATTAGAAGAATGTTTGATACCGATACAAAAATAGAATATGCTTTACCAGAATTTAAAAAGTATGGTAATCTACCAAATTCTTTTGGAAAATCAGTTTTAAAGTGGGCAGTAGATAACCAAAGAAATAAATTTATGGATATTGAAACAAAGGAATTCAAGCTTCCAAAAATAGAAAACGCTATAAAAGTTGGTGGTTCTTATAATGATAATATTTCTTTTGAACTTTATAACCAATTAGCGCGAGGGGTTGCTAAATCATTTGGAGAAGAACTAGATAAATTAGATATCGAACATTTTTATATTGAAGATACAACCGTTAATGAAGGAGCAGATCTTATTACTGATTGCGAAAGAAAGGCAAGAGAAATTATAAGCGTATCTATGCTTCCAGATGCGGGAAGCCTTATTGGAATAAAAGATTATAAAATTTATTGTAAAAAAGATGGTAAAACAGGTTTATACTCAAGTAAAGAAGAATTTTCTGTACGAGGTCAAGGGGGTTTAGGAGAGGAAGAATATAATGATGAATTTGATAGAATAGAAATAGAATATTCAGTTGTATTAAAATTTAGTTACGTTAAGGCAAAAATTATATCCGAATTAAATAGCGACATAATAAAACAACTAATTGTAAAAACAGAAGAATTATCACCATACGGAAATCTTTATAGAATTTATAAACAATTTGGATTAGAAAAAGCAGAATTTGAGATAAGTAATGTTGATGCTTATGGAAATAAATTAGCCAGTTCTTATGGTGGTGGTTACGGTGGTGGTAATACTTATAATAACCAATATAGTTATATTTTTGCTACTCATGTTGTTGCTTATACGCAAATAGACCAACCTTACGAATTAAATTTAATGTTAAGAAGTGCAGGTTCCTACCAAAATTATAACAATAATTTGTATGAGGTTATTGAAGCTGCTGGCGTTGAACTTGGTGTAATGGAAGCACAACCATTTAATACTTTTTTTGCTAAGCGTTTGTTTGCCGATATAAACAAAACAGATTTTATGACTTATGTTAGAGGTCAATATGGATCGTATGTAACTTTCCGTTCTCCTTCAAATTTAAACGATAAAATTGATAATAGTCCGATATATTCACCTCTTAAGCAACCAAGAATAGAATTTCCACATTATACTGATATGGAAGCAGCTCGCGCCGCAGGGGACAGTGTTGCTAATGTCAGATCTGAAATAGGAGATTATTTCTATTTTTATAGAATTCCAAGAGAAGCAATTAGAGCAAGTATGCAATTAGCTACTAAGGAAACACACCCTAATCTTAAGTATTATGATATATATGATTTAAATCGCGACGAAAAAAATAAATTAAGAGTTTTAATGAGTAATTTAAGATCAACGTGTGAGGAAGTTGCAAGAAATATGTTTAAATTATTTCCAACAAAAATAAAAGGACAAATAGAATTATTACCATATATTCACGATGCTGTTATCTCAAGTAAAGAAAATGATGTTTTAGCTGATGCCCAGATTGCATTTAGTTTAAAGGTATCACTCCCAAGTGGTCTTTATGCTCCAGAACAATTAGAAACATTAAAAACACTTCAAAATTTATACGAAAACTTTGATAAATTTAAGGATTCTCTTGAAAAAGAACTTATATATCAGCTTCGTAATAGCCCCTATAGAGATGTAAAAGATCTTATGTCTAAATACTATTTGAAAGGTATTGAGGGTGATAGACCATTAGCTCAATCTGCTCTTGACCTTAATAATGAAGAAGTAATAAAAGACATAGTTTCAAAAGTTCAAGATAATGTTTTAGAAACAGCAAAGAAAGAATGGATAGAATATAATGGAAATTATGAGTCATACAGAAAACCATTCTTTTCTGTTCTCTTGGAAGATAAAAAAACAATAAGGGTTTATTATACTCAGTGTCATAGCTTTAAAAAAGTTGTTCCTTGGGATGAAAAAATATTTTATGCTGATTTTCAAATAATAAAACTTAATAATGAAAGTGAATTTTTAAGATTTTATTGTATCTCTCCACCAGAATCAAATAAAAGATATGTAGCTTCACAAGCTAGTGTAATAACAGGTAATATGAATAATATAGTTGATAAATTATCTAGTTTTATTCATATTAAAGGATACCAGGTTGTTCCTACAACACTAGAAGAAGAAAAACATTTATTATCTGGTTATGAAGAACAAATGACGTTTGATATAAAAGCAGAGAAAGAAGCAGAACAACAAAAACTTATGAATTTACGAGGAACAGTAAGCAACAAACCAGAAACACAAGAAAAAGAACCAGAACAGTTAGGTTTATTTGAACGTAAGCAGAGAAACAAACTAATTAAAGAGAGATTACTTAATTGGTATAAAAGGAATAAATAATGTCTTCTAAAACTACTTATCAGCTTCTATGGGAGGGTTTTTTAAAAGAAAAACAACTACTAAACGAAATGACACCAAATTTCGTAAACCTTATAGCAAACGCAAGTAGAGTAGCAAAAGAAAGACCAGAGATATTACCATTTAAAGATTTGTTTGGTGATAAATTAAGAATTGTTATTCCATTTCAACAAAAAAACGTTGAAAAGATAGCCTTTTTGCTTACAGTTTTTAAAGGAATTGGTTCTTATGTAGATTATAAAGAAAGTTACACTCCAATTGTTTCACAAGAAAAAAAGATGATAAAGAAACGTCGTCAAGGAGATGGTGAAATTTACGAAGAAGAACAAATTATAAATCAAATTTTAATTAATAATGGTTATTTAGATAAAAAAGGAACTCAAAAATATAGAACTTTCTCTGTTGTTACTGCTCTTCAAAGATTTGTTTCAATTTGCAAACGTTATATCCAAGATTTAAAAACAGACAAAATTCAAAACGAATATTCTAACGCACCACACACTCCAGAATTTAAACAAACTGCTACCGAACGCACTACTAATTTAATTAATCACATCTCCCCTATGATTGAATGGTGGCAGAAGAATCAAGCAAAAATTATTCAAGATCAAGATGTTCCAAGATTAGCAGTTGATCGATATACTGACACTCCTTCTAGCTCTTATTTACAATTTGATTCATTTGACGAAGATGAAGGTGTTGGTGAAGTTTCTTCAAGATATTCAATTATTCTTTCTCGCGTTCCTATAGATGTTTTAAGAATGTCGGACTTTGCTGATGAAGGGATATCATCCTGTCACTCTACACCCGCTATGTATGGTAAGAATAATTATTTTAACTGTACCATAGCTGAAGCACAAAACGAAGGTGGTATTGCTTTTGTCGTAGAAACAAAAGATCTAGAACAAATAAATATTAATAATGATGAAATATTTAGTGATCCCCAAAGAGGTGTTCCTGGTATAAGACCAGTTGAAAGAGTTCGTTTAAGAACAGTTAAGAATACTTCTACTGGTCAAACTTTTGCTGCTACTGAAAATGCTGTATATGGTAGCAGAAGAATTCTTGGTTTTACTGATTATGTTAAAGATTATGTAGCTAAGCAACAAGTTAAAGGTTTGATTAGCACAGATGAAGAAGGTAACAAAAAATTAAATTTACCAGATGATATTAGAGAATTAGTAATGCTTGGTGGTGATTATGCAGATTATCCATATGTTTACGGTGCATTTGAAAATATGCTTAGTAAGGTAACTGAAATTGCTAGTGTAGAAACAACAGAAGAACAAAAAACTATTATAAGAAATTTGTATAAAATGTCTTATGCTGGTAAAGCAAGGGACTATTCTCAATATAAAAAGGTTGGATTACAAAACGATTATGACGATGATGATGATGATGATAATGGTGAAGCACAAGAAGCAGAAATAGCTGAAAATACATTTGATGACGATAAAGGAAGAGCAATAAGGAATTCAAAATTATTTAATTTCTCTTCTTGTAGATTTAATTGGATTTGGGGAGAACATACGGCCACAGTAGAATTTTATGCTTACTTCCAAATTTCAATTCCAAAAGATCAAATAGCAGATAATTTCTTTGATGGTGAAGGTGGAAATAAAACCTTAAACGATAAAGAATTGGTTAAAGCAATTGTAGAAGTGCTTAGCGAAGATGATGAAAAAGGTTCAATTAATTATAATTACCCAGACGTTCCACTAGTCGAAGATGAATGTTACGCTGAAGTCGGTGATAAATCTGTAAGAGTAAAAATCTATTATGCTGATACTGAATTAGATTATACTGAATTTGATTCAAGAGTAACTGATATGTTAAGATTTGAAAGATCTATTGGCGATTTTGAAGATCTAGAGGAAGATTTTATATCTGTCCTTAGAATTAGCAGTATTCTAAAGCCAAGAGATACACTTGAAGCAACACCAAAAGAAATGGTTATGAGTTTCGATAATTGGGTTGAAGATAAATCTAGAAATTTTGAAAAAGTTAATAATTTCTATTATTTTAAACCAGAGAAATCACAATTTACTGATGAAAACTTAAGAGGTTGGCGTTTAGCAACATTTCCAATTGATAAATGGGCGGGCAAATTAGAGTATTTTAATATCCCTCATTTAAGAGATAGGTTAGGTGAAGCAATCTCACAATATATTTATTCACACGAAATCAAATCAATTATGAGAAATGCTTCTACTCAAGTTGGTATGTTTCAAGATATTGAACCACAAGTAGAATCACAACCACATCGTAGAACATCAATATTTAACAGAAACAACTTTAATATTGAAATTAAATATATACCTATCACAAGTGGAGGACCATTAGGTTCTTTTACAGGTGAAACAATTAGTAGTCCAACAGATAAATTTATTATAGTTGCTATTCCAAGAATTAAATTTGATAGAAAAATTGATTCTGCCGAAGACATAAAAGAGCTAATAAACTATATGTATAGAATGGAAGAAAATCCAGAAGCATTTGTAGATTTGTTACATGAGGGTTTCCAACAAGCAATCAAACAATCCCCCAGCTTTCAAGAGATTTTAAATTCACTACAAAATGATACTACACAAAAGTTGACTGAAAGTAGAAAAAGAGTTATTAAAGAAAGATTAAAGAATTGGTATAGAGCTAATAAAGGAATGAATTAATGTCGAAGAACACATCACATTATAACTGGAATCTTTGGTCTAGCAAGAACAAAAAGTTAACAGAAAGAAAGAAAGTTTTGTTAAAAGAAATAGAAGATGAATATTTAAATATGATTATGCCCGCTATTCTTGCTGCTGGTGAGGGTAGAAACCAAAACTTTGCTCCTTATTTCGGTAATCAAAACAGAATTGTAATTCCTTACGATGAATCAAAACTTAATTATATTGTAACATTAGCAGCAATATGCTACAAATACGTTGATAAAGCAATAAGTTATCAAATAGATGCTTATAGAAAAACTGATGTTTACAAACAAGATCAAAAACAAGTAGATACTATATTATTAAACTTATGGGATACTGATTCTGCCGAATATTATAGACAGAGAAATTTATTTGGTAACAGATATCCAGAGCTACAATCACTCAATCTTAACATTTCAAAAAAAGAAACTATACAAACAGGTGTTGGTGCTGGTGGAATTGGAACAGTAGAAAGAAAAGTAATTATATACGAACCTGTCCTTGAATATAAGATTACTAAACCTATCTTACTTACAAGTGAGAAATACTCAGATCAAAATAGGCAAAGTGTTACTAATGTTGTTTCTACATTTGGAGAAATTCTTAGGAAGAACGGTGAGAAAGAGTTATTTGATGAATGGAATGGAGCTAAAGGTTTAAAATCATTTAGAGAAATGATCTGTCAAGACGCTGAAGTAGTCCAAAGTGCTAAAGAAATATTTGATAAAACAAACAGTGTTCTTTTAGCCAAGGATATAGGAAGCTTAAAGTATATATTAAAAGGAGTTATGGAAGCAAAAGAAAGTGAATATTCTATTGTTATTTCAAGAGCACCTATCGATGTATTAAGAATGGCCGATTTTAGAGGTATGGGTTCTTGTCACTCTCCTCCTAGTCGTGGTGGTGAAGGAGGATCATATTTTTATTGTGCTCTTGCCGAATCTAGAAACCAAGGAGCAATTGCTTATCTTGTTAGAACAGAAGAATTAGAAAAAGTAAATCTTAAAGGTGAAGAAATATTTCTAGATTATGATAGAGGGATTAGTGGTATAGAACCAACATCAAGATTAAGAATTAGAAGAGTAATAGATGAAGATCGTGGTGTAGATTATATGGTCCCAGAAGAAAAAGTTTATGGTGTTCAAAAATCATTCTTTTATGATTCAGTATCAAAATGGGCGATGAAACAACAAAAAGATTTGTTCGTTGATGGAGATGATGTTTATGTTCCAGAAAAAAGGGATTTAAGTTATAAAGGTGGTTCTTATAGTGATTCTGGAGAAGGTGGACTAGCAGAAGAGTTAAGAAAAATAATTGAATATTCTATTAAAATCAATAAAGGCGATGAAGCAGTAATAAATTATAAGGGTCAAGTTAATCAAATTTCACGTTTAGCTCACAGTGGTGAAGAAGATGAAGATGAAGTATCTAACCAGTGTGGAGAAGCTGAAGCGCATGTAGAATATTGGGAAGATGAATTTAGATCAGTAGGATATGTTACTACCTATTATGATGTTGATTGTAACGGAAGAGCATTAGACGAAATAAAGGTATCTTACAACTTTGCTCCAGAAATTACAGATGAATTTGAATATAATAATAAGACATATAAGTTTTCCGAAAAAAAACTAATGGAACAAGTTGGTAGTGGCTATTTCGGTAGTAATTCTGGTCTTAATTACCAATTTAATCTTAAACTTTCTAAATATTTAGAATCTATACCCAAATTTAAAGATATATATTCTAACTATAATCTTAAATCAGATCTCCAATTTTATAGAGATTCTGTTACGTTTGACATAACAATAAGTAATAATTTCCCAACAACACAAGAAGTAACCTATTTTAATCAAAAATTCAAAGAAGCTTTTTCTTATTATGAACTTTATGAATTCTATGATGTTTGTATTGAATTCTTAGAAGAACATAAATTTTATGAAGATTCTGCCTTTGATAAAGCAAACAAAGTATCAATACAAACATTTGCCGAAGATCTATTCAAAACAAGAAACCATTTTAGATGGAATGAAAGTGATAGCGAAGAAGGAAAAAATGATACTTTCTCTCTTATAGAAGATCCAGAAGGTAAAACAGCAGATTTAAGTCCAGAAAATAATCCAATTGTAGGTATAATCCCATATGTTTATGAAAAGCGTTGGGCAATTAATGATGCTTTTGCTGATAAAACCACACCTTTTCAAAGACAGTTTAGATATAGAGTATTACAAACACTAAAAGATGGAATCTCATATGATCAACAACCACTTAAATTTATGCAGTCACAACCTTATACAACTAGTGAAAGAGAAAATACAGGTAGGACTCCATCAGCAAAACTACCAGATTGGGATAATATAAGATCCTATTTATTTATTGATGAAGACATAAATTTTTTAACACCAAAAGATAAAACTGTAAAAGTAAGAGTTTACTTTGATATTACACTTGACCAACAAATGAGCGAAAATGAATTGATTGGTGCTATGAACTATATGGATATTTATGGCTCCGAGAAATACGATGAACTAATGAAAATTCTAACAGACGCATTTAAAGAAACTTGGAAAGAGATAGGAGATACAATTATAGACAAAGATACTCAAAGATATCATGCTAAAATGGACACACCAGAACCTTCAAGTGCTAACGACTATAAACCATTAGAATCTGGTGTTAAAACAGGTAAGCTTCCTTTGTATACTATGGATTCTGTCCAACAACCCGAAAATAAAAATGAGTCAAAGCAAGGAAAGAAACTAGTTATTAATGAAAGATTCAAACGTTTATTAAGGAACATTAAGAAATGATAATGGAAGGTATTTTAAATAGCTGGAAGGGGTTTCTTAACGAAAAGATAACCGAACAAGGAAAAGTTAAATTAAGTTATTATTCTTTCGATTGGGATGATAACTTAATTGAAATGCCTACCAAAATTATATTTAAAGATGTTAAAAATGGTGGTGTAAAAGAAGTTGACACACATGATTTTGCTGAGATAAGATCAAAACTACCAGAGTTAGGACTTGAATACTTACCTAATGATGCTTCTTTTACAAACTTTAGAGATAATGACGAAGCAAACGAAAATTTTATACATGATGCTGTAAGTGCTCCAACTGCTAAAGCATGGCCCGCATTTGTTAGAGCTATAAATTCTGCTTCCTTCTTTGCTATTATCACTGCCAGAGGACATAGTAAAAACACCCTTAAACAAGGTGTTAGAGCAGTTATAGAAGCAGAGAAAGAAGGTATAAGTAAACAAAAATTATTAGATAGTATTAGAACTTATTATAAATTAACTAACATTAAACTTCCTACTGAAGACGATGAAATGTTAATAACCCTTTATCTATCTAAATGTCAATTCAGCCCTGTAAGTCACCCTTCTATTGCTGGAACAGGTGGTAATTCAGCAGGTAGTCCAGAACAGTTAAAAGTGTCAGAGTTTAATAAATTTAAAACGAAGATGCAAAAATTATCTAGTAAACTTAGAGAAAGAAACAAAAAACTATCCTTAAATGATAAAGGCTTCCTTGAATCGGAGGAATTTGAAATTGGTTTCTCCGATGATGATATTAAAAATGTTAAACATATGTCACAAGCTACAAAGAAAGCAAAAACCGTTTCAGTATTCCAAACTGATAAAGGTGGAGTTATAAAGGTTAAATAATGGATAAGGATAAGCAAATCCAATTACTTCAAAATAAAATAAAGTTGTTAGAGGATTTGCTTACTGAATCAAATGAAGAAAACAAGTTACTTTGGGATTATTTGGACGAGGTAAGAGAAAACGAAAAAGCTCTTATGAAAGAAATTCAAATAGCAGTAGATCATTATGTAGTAACTAAAATGAAACCTGTTGGGGACGCATAACAACCCTGTCTAACCTTGCCTAAGTTATTAACAATATGCTTTTAGCCAATTCTAAAAACTAATTACTATCCTATGGGGGCAGTATGAATTGGCTAAAAATAGAAAGAAAGGGATACAAGTAGGTGATCCTGTAAGATTAAAAATCAGTAGGTCGAATAGACCATCACATAGAACAGAAAAGCCACAAGAATTAGGTTTAGGAACTGTTGTTGAAAAAATAACAGGACTTTTTTTATACCCTCATGAAAAGAATGTTATTTTTGAATATGATAGTGAATTAGATCCTAATTATATTAGTTACAAGGACTCTAAAAATAAAGAAACCGAACAAACTTCAATTTGTAAAGTTTATTGGTTTGGAATAGAAAAAGAGAAATGGGAATACGAAAAAGATTTAGAGGTCTTGACGGATAACTAAGAGAGGTTAAAGTGTTGGTATGGAAGCGAGCACAAGAAATACTCATAAAGGTTCAGCTCGTCGTGAACACTTTGAAAGGGGCGGCACTCCGTCTATGTGGCGTGGAAGTGCGAAGACCTTTACAGATAAGCGAAAGCAAGATAGTAGAGACAAGTGTAGAAAGCGAGACAACCATGACGTTTAGAACAGGAACCCTTGTTAGAACTATCGGTAATTGGGAAGGCTGGATTACTCTTGGAGTTGCTTATAGCTATGATGATTGGCTAGAAGCTTCAAAAGAGCATGACAACGAACACAATAGACGTTATGTATATGTTAAAGCAATCGCAGGTAGATTAGCTAAAGAACATCCCCAAGAGTTAGAAGTGCTAGGTGGTTATTATCCACAAAATCTTGAAATCATTTCCACAACGGAGTAAACATGGAAAAGAAGGCAGCGCGTGGTCCTTATGTAGATGGAGCTTTTATTCCTCCACAAGAAGAGCCAATCGTCGTTAAACGTGTTAATAGTATTAAGCGTCCTGTAAATGAGAGCAAGGACAAGAAGTAAAACCTAGAGGGCACTATGGAAAGGCAAAAGTGGATCGAGAGTTATACAGAAGAAAAGAAATATACTTTCCATAGTGCTCTCGTTTTTCTAAAGTCAACGAAGAAATATGTAGATAGCAATTTACCTGTCTATAAAATTATTAATAAGTATCTTTCTCGCTATACTAAATTTATTGAAGATGTTAATTCACAAACAATCCCAACAGAGGGAGAATACAATAGAGTAGTTAATAATCGTCATTTCAAAAAGTTCTTCGCCAAGAGACAAAATAGTTTTAATGTTGGAGATCTTGTTTATGTAAGATCCCATTATGGAAAAGGATTTGAAAAGATTGCTTTGATAACATCAGTTAAATATTTTCCAAACGCATGGGCTTATTCTGTAAGACATACAAGTAGCGGAGAAATATCAACAGTTCCTTGGTTTGATGTTTTAAAAGTAGATGGAAGAAACCTTGACAGGAAGAGCATCTATGATTAAGATTATAGATATAGCATTTAAGGTTTTGTTTATCCTAACAGGTATTACACTTGGTATGATATTACATGGACTCTCTAATTAATGATTGGGTAAGTGTAAACAAAACAATATTGGGTTTAGGTTGTATTCTACTATCAACCTTGTTACCCCTAAACACTAGGTTTATTTCATAGGAGATTTCTTTTTGATCTCTGTTTGACAGTTATAAACTGAAATTGTTTGTGTGGTGGGCAGTAACGGAAATTAAAATGTAGATAGCCCGAATGTAGCGAAAATACATTCACACTTACCCAATTTTTAATTTGAGGTTTATATGTTAGAAGTTATTTGCGGTGGAATGTTCGCTGGTAAATCCGAGCTTCTTATCCAAAGATTAAATCGTGCTGGATATGCAAAAAAGAATATAGTTGCTTTCAAGCCAGCAATAGATAATAGATACTCAGTAACCGAAATTGCTTCTCATTCGGGACATACATATAAATCAATAGCAGTTAAATGGGCCTCCGATATTCCCGATTATATTACAAATGATATTGATGTAATTGGAATTGATGAAGCACAATTCTTTGATGATTATATAATTGAACTTGTGCAGATGTTATCCAGCAAAGTTGATATTTATGTAGCAGGATTAGATTTAGATTCTGCTGGAAAGCCATTTGGTAGTATGCCTCACTTGCTTGCTATTGCCGATAAGGTTACTAAGGTATCTGCCGTATGCATGAAATGTGGTGCTGATGCTACACGCTCACAGAGGCTTGTTAGTAATAGTGAGCAAGTTCTAGTTGGAGCGAAAGATAGCTATGAAGCAAGATGCCGAAAGTGTTGGACACCCTAAATATTATCTTGGACAAATCGTTGTAGCAGACCTTTCACTTGATAAGGTTGTTGGTTATGTTATTGAAATCCAAGAAGATAACTTTGGAAACTTTAATGGATGGTATAAAATATATGATCTTTATGCTGGAAAATTTCCTCCACAATTTGAAGCAAAAGAGGATTGGATAGAAACTTATGAAGAATTTTCAGATCGGAGACATTCTAAAATATAATAAGGGAGAGTATATTATTAATTACTTTCTTGTTGTTGATAGAGAAGAAATTAAATCTAATCTTCATCATGCTGGATATCTTGTCGAGTATAAGATAAAGAACATGGAAACAGATGGAATTAATACTCTACAAAGTGATAGTCAAATCATAAAAAGTTTTGTGAGGCAAAATGACTGATCAATTTAAAGTTGGCGATATTATTCATTTGAAGGACAATCCAAAACTTCATGCTTACATTACAGAAATCCAACCTGTTATGAGAGGAGGGGTTGCTGGATATGATAAGAGGTATTACGTTAAGTTCCATGATGGTCCTTATGCCGATCATCCACAATTAGTAGTTTATTATTATCAAAACGAAATATTCAAGGTGGAATAATGCGTTGGAGATATGGAATAATTAAAAATACATTTGTCCGTGGAAATAAAGAATGGACAAATTATTATATAGGCGAGGTTTATTACGGAGATAATCCAAATAAACCTTCCATGTGCTCAGACGAAGGATATTTCCCTGTGTTTGAGGAAGATGATAAAGATCCAAAGAGAATCAAAGAAGAGATCAAGAAAGAACTTTTAAGAATGTTGAAAGATATAGAGGATAATGATATCATAGATTCAAGAGGTCCGTTTGAAGATGGACTTCTAACAAAGAAACTTATTGGTGTCTAATGTTTAAACTTGGCGAGATTGTTGTAATCAAAAACGAAGATCCAACAAATTATGGTTATATTGCTGAGATTAAATCTAAAACAAAGTATCCTTGGAACGTTAAAGTTGTTTTCTTTGATGATGAAGAGTGGGGCAACTATGCTGACTACAATTTGATAAAGGTTTCAAATGAATAAATGGAAGAAGCGATACAAAAAGTTAAGAAAGAGATATCTTAAACTTTATCAAGGTTCTCTACTATATTGTAAGAAATGTGGATGGAACACAATTATTCCTTATGAAGATACAATTTGTTTGAATTGTAATTATTGGGAAGATAAGATGAAACAGAAAGACCTTGATAACCAAGAAGGAAAAAATGAAAGTTAAAGCAACTCTATATATTCAAAAGATAATTTGGATTGAACATCAAATAGAAGTAGAAGCATATAATAAAGATGAAATTAGTAATGTAATTGAAAATGCTTTTGTTGATTGGTCCGATAGACAAGAAGATAATGATGATCCATCAGTATCTTATGAACTTGATGATTATGGATGGGAAGACCTTGACGAGAATTCCAGCGAAGGTTAAGATAGAAACATGAAGGAGAGAAGATGCTGATCCTAATGATGATCTCTTGTCTTATCCAAGATCGTTATATAAATCACGATACAACAGAATTTGAGGATACCGCGACTGAATAAAGAAAGTTGAAGAAGCCCTTGACGAGAGACAACGAAGAGGGTACATTAGAGAAGGAAGCAGAGAGGTTCAAGCCCTCTCGTTAATGTGGGGATAGCTCAACCGGATAGAGCAACAGGTTTCTACCCTGTAGGTTGAAGGTTCAAGTCCTTCTCTCCACGCCACTTTAACAATATGCTATACCGATTATGATGCTTTTAAAAGCTCGTTTAAACCAACTGTAAACATTATCCACCTTTAGCTCAGTTGGTCAGAGCAATAAGCTTATATCTTATCGGTCCCCCGTTCAAGTCGGGGAAGGTGGACCAATTCAATAATTGTGAGATAATCAATTTGACACGCTGGAAAGACAGTGATTTTGGCCTCTTGGTGGAACGGTATACACAACTGACTTAAAATCAGTCGCCCTTCGGGCTTGCGAGTTCAAATCTCGCAGAGGCCACCACTTTTTGGGAAGATGGTGTAATGGTAGCCACGAAGCACTCAAAATGCTTTGCTCTACGAGCGTAAGGGTTCAAATCCCTTTCTTCCCACCACATTTAGGAAACGTGACCGAGAGGTTTATGGTGTCGGTCTTGAAAACCGAAGAGGTCTAAAAGCCTCCGTGAGTTCAAATCTCACCGTTTCCGCCATTTTAGGGATGGTAGCTCAGTTGGTAGAGCGAGGGCCTTTTAAGCCCAAGGTCGTGGGATCGTGCCCCACCCGTCCCACCACTTTAAGTTAATATAATGTCAAGACAAACTGATTACACAAATATTCCTACACATAATGTAATTTGCTCAGTATGTAATAAAGAAAAAGATTATAAATCATTTACATACTATAAAACTAGATTTACATCAGACGGGTTACGTTTGAGGGTCAATACAAATTGTAAAGATTGTCAGCGTAGTTTAGCTAATGATTTAAATAATGTTAAGAAGATTGCTCCTAATCGTCCTCAAACTTGTGATTGTTGTGGTAAAACCCCACCTAACAACAGAAATTGGCAATTAGATCACGATCATAAAGCAGGTAAGTTTGCTGGATGGTTATGTAAGGATTGTAATGTAGGACTAGGAAAGTTAGGAGATACTGCTAGTTCAGTTACTAAATCTTGGATATATACTATGTCTACGAGATCTGATGTAACAAAAGAATTAATTGAAGAAGCTCAGATATTTCTTGACAAACTAAAAGAAACATATTAACTTTATCTTTTGCCTGTATAGCTCAGTTGGTAGAGCACTATCTTTGTAAGCTAGTGGTCACCCGTTCAAATCGGGTTACAGGCTCCACATATGGTCGCATGGTCTAGGGGTCATGACGCTAGCCTTTCACGCTGGAAATCGGGGTTCAACTCCCCGTGCGACTACCAATTTTATTCCCGCTTAGCTCAGTTGGTTAGAGCATTTGACTGTTAATCAAAGGGTCGCTAGTTCAAATCTAGCAGCGGGAGCCATTTAAAGGTTTAATATGTCACAAATTAGAATATGCTCAAAATGTTCTAAAGAATTTCCTTTAACGTATGAATTCTTTGGAAAAAATGTTTCATCTAACACACCTGGAAAAAATAAGCAGTATTTTAGACCAGAATGTAAAGAATGTAATAAGAAGCGTAATCAAGGTCAAAAAGAAGCCTACAAATTAGCTGGTAAACCTAAACGCCCAGCAATAGGTACTCCTTGTGATTTATGCAATAGAACAGATATGAAGCTGGTTTTCGATCATGATCATAAAACTTTAGAACATAGAGGATGGTTGTGTGAAAATTGTAATCAAGGTCTAGGAAGATTAG